GGAAACCAGAACAAATAGCTAATCTACCTTCTGATTCCAAGAAGGAGTATCTACGCACGATGCTACTCCTGGATGAAAAGAAAAAAGAACAGTCGATCCGCGATGACTTCTTATCTTTCGTAAAACATATGTGGCCTGATTTTATAGAAGGCGAACACCATAAAATTATGGCAGAAAAATTTAACCGTGTGGCTAGTGGTGAATTAAAACGTTTGATCATTAACATGGCACCAAGACATACCAAATCAGAATTTGCATCTAATTTTTTACCCGCTTGGATGATTGGTAACAAACCTGATTTGAAAATTATCCAAGCAACCAACAATGCAGAACTTGCTGTACGTTTCGGTCGTAAAGCAAAGTCGTTAATGGATATGGATGATTATAAAAAAATTTTTAATACAAGACTTAGAGAAGACTCAAAGGCTGCAGGTAAATGGGAAACGGACCAGGGCGGTGAATATTATGCTGCCGGTGTCGGCGGTTCAATAACCGGTCGTGGTGCGGATCTATTAATAATTGACGATCCACACTCGGAGCAAGATGCGCTGAACATGGCTTCATACGATAGAGTCTATGAGTGGTATACATCAGGACCACGACAACGTTTGCAACCTGGAGGTAGAATTATAGTTGTAATGACTCGATGGTCAGTAGCTGACTTGACAGGTAAATTAATGAAAGCGCAAAAAGAACCAAAAGCAGACCAGTGGGAAGTGATCGAGTTCCCCGCAATATTACCATCAGGCAAACCAGTATGGCCAGGATACTGGAAACTAGAAGAGTTAGAAGCGGTGAAAGCATCTGTAGCTATTACCAAATGGAACGCACAATATCAACAGAATCCTACAGCAGAAGAAGGTAGTATTATAAAACGTGAGTGGTGGAACACCTGGGAGAAAGAAGAACTACCATCATTGCATCATGTCATACAATCCTACGATACGGCATTCATGAAAAAAGAAACATCAGACTTCTCTGCAATTACAACCTGGGGCGTCTTTTATCCAAGCGAGGACAGCGGACCGGCGCTTATCTTAGTGGACTCCGTGAAAGATAGATTAGAGTTTCCAGAGCTACGACGCGTTGCCAAAGAACAATACGATTATTGGAAACCAGAGTCTGTGATAATTGAGGGTAAAGCATCAGGACTTCCCTTAACGTACGAAATGCGCAAATTAGGCATACCGGTTATTAACTTTACACCAAGCCGTGGAAATGATAAACATACTAGAGTGAACTCTGTAGCACCGTTATTCGAAGCGGGGCAGATCTGGGCACCAGAGACAAAGTTCGCTGAAGAGGTTATAGAGGAGTGCGCTGCATTCCCACTTGGTGAACACGATGACTTAGTGGATAGCATGACTCAAGCTGTAATGAGATTTAGACAAGGTGGCTTCATCGAGCACCCAGATGATTACGAGGATGAAGAGTTGCCGCAACAACAAAGGACGTACTATTAATGGCAATAGACAAAAGTATTGATACTAAAAAAATGCCACAAGTTGAAATCGACGAAAATGTCGAGGTGGCTATCCCACAAGAGTTTCAAGAAGGTGGCGATGTAGATATTCAAATAACAGATGACGGTGGAGCAGAAATAGATTTTGACCCACAAGCTGCTGCGATGGAAGGCGGTCAGTTACACGATGCTAACCTTGCAGAGTTTATGGACGACGATGACCTTTTGAGTGTCGCTTCTGAATTACAAGAAAGCTATAACGAATATAAAAGTTCAAGATCAGATTGGGAAGATGGTTACATGAAAGGTTTAGACCTTCTTGGTTTTAAATATGAAAACCGGTCAGAACCTTTTCAAGGTGCAAGTGGTGCAACACATCCAGTGTTGGCTGAAGCAGTAACACAGTTTCAATCTTTAGCTTACAAAGAATTATTACCTGCAGCAGGACCTGTAAGAACACAGATTGTTGGTAAGGTAGATGCTGCACGTGAACAACAATCACAGCGTGTAAAAGATTTCATGAATTATCAACTCATGGTCAACATGAAAGAATACGAACCAGAGTTTGACCAGATGTTGTTTAATCTGCCTCTAGCTGGGTCAACTTTTAAAAAAGTTTATTTTGATTCTGTTCTTGGTAGAACAGTTTCTAAGTTTGTACCTGCTGAAGATTTAGTTGTGCCATACAGCGCAACATCACTAGAGGATGCAGAGGCAATTATTCATGTTGTAAAAATGTCAGGCAACGATTTACGTAAACAACAGGTTTCTGGTTTCTATAAAGATATTGATATTGGCGAGCCTGCTTTTGATACAAGTGATGTTAAAGAGAAAAAAGATAAAATAGATGGTGTCAGTCGTGGTGTATCTGCAGAGATGCACACACTGCTCGAGTGCCACGTGGAATTAGACCTGGAGGGATATGAAGATAAAAATCTTGAAACAGGTGAAGAGACAGGCATCATGCTTCCATACATTGTAACCGTGCACGACGAAACGGGGAACGTGCTTTCTATTCGTAGAAACTACGGTGCGCAAGATCCAATGAAAAAGAAAAAAGAATATTTCGTACACTTTAAGTTTTTACCAGGACTAGGCTTCTATGGGTTCGGCCTCATCCACATGATCGGCGGATTGTCTAGAACTGCAACTGCAGCACTAAGACAATTACTAGACGCCGGCACCTTGTCAAACTTACCAGCCGGATTTAAACAAAGAGGTATCAGAGTCAGAGACGAAGCTCAACCGTTGCAGCCGGGAGAGTTCCGTGACGTTGACGCTCCTGGTGGAAATCTTCGGGACGCGTTCATGCCGTTACCTTTCAAAGAACCAAGCGGCACGCTCCTTCAACTGATGGGCGTGGTTGTACAAGCAGGACAACGTTTTGCATCAATCGCTGACATGCAAGTCGGTGATGGTAATCAGAACGCAGCAGTAGGCACGACCGTAGCACTCTTGGAACGTGGATCGCGGGTTATGTCGGCTATACATAAAAGATTGTATCAAGCAATGAAGTGTGAATTTATGTTGATTGCTGATAACTTTGCAACTTTTTTACCAAAAGCATATCCATACGACATCGTCGGTGGACAGAGAGAAGTTTTTGCAACTGACTTTGACAATAGAGTAGATATTATACCTGTTGCAGATCCAAACATATTTTCTCAAACACAAAGAATTACAGTTGCACAAACAGAATTACAAATGGCAATGTCAAACCCACAGATGCATAACTTGTATCAAGCGTACAGACATATGTACGAAGCACTTGGTGTAAAAGATATTGATGTTTTACTACCACCACCGCCACAACCAGCACCGATGGACCCTGCAAGTGAAAATATTTTGGCGTTAAATGGTAAAAAGATACAAGCTTTTCCAAAACAAGACCATCAGGCGCACATGAGAGCGCACATTGAGTTCATGGGGACGATGATGGCACGAAATAATCCAAAATGTTTGGCAATTTTACAACAAAACTGCATGGAACATATAAATTTAATGGCATCAGAGCAAATCGAGATAGAATTTGCAGAAGAAAACAGAGAATTAGTGGCTATACAGCAGCAAATGCAGTTGTTGGTGCAACAATTAGGACCTCAGGTGCAGCAAAATCCTGATTTTGTGCAGTTTCAACAAAAAGTACAGTCAATACAGATTGTAATGGAGGCTAGGAAGTCACAATTGATAGCAGAATTCATGCAAGACTACGCAAAAGCAGAAAAAGAAGTTCTTAATCAAGTAGAAAATGACCCAGTTCTTAAATTAAAAGACAGAGACCTTGATCTTAAGGCTCGTGAGGAGCAAAGAAAAGAAGAAGAGGCACAAGAAAAATTAAATCTTGATAGAATGAAACTGATGCAGAATAAAGAATTATCAGAAGAAAAGTTGGAACAAGATGATAAACATGCTAAGTTAAGAGCAAGTATTTCACTCGCTAAACAGGGGATAAGTAATATGCAAGCAATCGTTAAGGAGACAAACTAATGTCACGAAGTCGTAGAGGCGGTTTAAAAGGCGGACGCAGAAGCAGTAAAGCAGCAAATAAATCAGGCTCTAAAAATAATCTTGGAGGAGCAAGAAGAGGAGCAGGCACCACTGCTGGTCAAGGTGGATTGGGCGCAAATAGAAGAAGCGAAAGTCAAAGACAGAATAAACAGGGCACTAAGTATGGTGGTAAACTTGCCGATACTATGGCAAAGAAAAATGCACCAAAAAAAGAATCAACTTTAGATAAAAGCCTTCGTCGTAGAATAGAAGCGGGTATAGACGTAGTTTCTCCAGAAGACGCAGCAGCAGTCTTAGGAAGATATGTAGGCACTGATGAAGCAAGAGATAGATTTGGCTCTAAAAATAAAGCAGCTGAGGCATATTCAGGTTTAGTACAACAGCAACAACAAAGATTAGAGGACAGGTTTCCAGACGGTGCTAGACAAAGAGTAGGCGACAAGGTTGTGCCAGCAGGTGAAAACTTTGCACTACGTAAATTTAACGAGGCAGCAGGATTTAGTCCAACTAAGGGAATGGGCATCATGGATTCTCTTAAATCTAACTACGAACAATCAGGTGCAAAGTTTAATCGTAACCAAGCCATAAGAGGTATTATAGGAACTTTAATTGGTGGACCTCTTGGAGGCATTGCTCTTGGTAACTTACCTGTTGAAGGAGAAGAAAGACCAGAGGGCATAAATGAATTTGGTATGCCTATTTTTGATGGTAGACAAATTGATGAGTTTCAAACTGAACCTACTTTTAGTCCTGAAACCGTAATGAACACACCCCTAACTCCAATGAGAAGACCACTTCAACGAAGAGAGTCTATCGCTATTTCAGATGATTTTAGTGACGCTGGGCTGCCAAGTGGTTTTGAAACATTTGACATATCTGACCCAGGTATAAGTAACGTTGTTGTTGGACCAGACGGACAAAGATATTTTGGTAAGATGAACCAGGATACTGGGCAAATGGAATACAGCGCAGGAGCAGACCCCGTTTCTATGGGACCTGTTGTTCCAACAAATGAGTTTATAGGTTCTAACACTAGACCAGGCACTGGTCGGTTTAGTAATGACTACCAACCAGGTGATGCTATAGTAGGTAGAAATACAATAACGGGTGGTGGTTTTAATCCTTTTCAAGGTATAGCAAATTTATTTAGTCCCGTCTCAGATTTTAAAATAGGTTCAAACCTTAAGTAATGGCAATCTCGAGACAACAACTACCAAAAACAACTGATAAAAAACAAAAGAAAGTCAGTAAGGTAATGCGTGAATTTAAAAAAGGTAAATTAAATATTGGCAAAAGTAAGAAAAAGGTTAAAAATAGAAAGCAAGCCATAGCTATCGCA